TATGTGGATAATAATCTGCCATTGGCTCGTCAATTACATCAGCCGGATCAGCACTGTTAGGATCGTCTACTTCATAACGGATATTTGATGTATCCACATCAATATAGTTACGCTCAAAACGCTTAACATTAAATCCACTTCTGCGTGAATTCCATAGTAACATACCTTTTGGATATAGTGCTGGATCTGGAGCATCTGGATCTAGATAGTCATTTACTAATAGTTCGTCGATATCTGCTGCTTCGTATGGTCCAGACGTTGCACCGCCAGATGTACTCCAACGTGCATCAGCAAACAAAATGCCATTTTCTGTTGTTTGATCAGTTTTGTCAACTAAAACAAACTCTTCAGTAGTACCGTTATAACGGTAAACTAATGGAAAATTTTCTAAATCAGCAGTGCTGACCCAAAGATCGCCATCTACCAAAGGAGATGTATCTGATTGTTCTGTTGGTCTAGATGCAGAAACTATTGGTCCTGTTGGATTGGTATCTGCATAGTCATTGTTGTAATTTTGATATCCTACCCATGTAGTTCCGTTATGAATCATAATATCTACATCATCAACTGTTGAATTATACCAACGCTGGCCTGATGTTGTCAACGCTAGAGGTTCAGTGTTAGATGCAGTGTATTCTAATGGCTTCCAGTTTGATGCAATCCAGCCATCTACCGATACTGACCATCCGTCGCTGTCGGTATCTGGCGCTCTATAAAGATTAGGTGTAGCTGTAGCAGAGTTGCTACTATCGCCTAGTAAACCAATGTAGCCCATTGCTGTTAAAAGTCCATCTGTATCTTTTATGCGCATATCGCCACCGGTTTTGTGTTCAATTACAACTTTGTTAGCTGCATTTACATAAGCAACTACATTTGTAAAATTAGCAGCGTTGATAGCACCTGCAATAGTGTCTGCATCTGCTGATGTGCCGCCTGCTATTGTAACACTTACTGTTTTATTTGATAATGTAGAACTATTTACTGTTGTTTCTGCAATATCAAATGTGTATGTTCCTGTAGTAAGCTGTGATTCAATCTTTGCCGAAGCAATAGAAGTCGGATCATTTGAAACTCTATAATGTATTTTGAAATCTGCAATAGTAGGAGTTAATTCATCTACATTAGCTTTAATATACAGATCGCCTGCAAGTAAATTTGCGCCGCCGCCGGCTGCATCTAAATTAAACAGTGCAGATTCATTTGTAGTATACATCGGAGCATTTACATTGTTCCATAGTTGTGTATCGTCATTGTACTGTTTAATTCTCCAGTTTGCTCCTGCATTAGGAGTGGTTGTTTTTACCCACAAACTTCCTGTAGGTGCTGGAACAGTATCAGTTGTTTTGTATGTAGGAACACTAGTGTGTGGAGCAATTGTTAACCGAGGAATACTATATGTCCCATTTAATATGCCTGTGCCACCATCTGCTGAATCAGCTAAACCTGTTAATGATCCAGTTCCGCCACCGATTGCAATAAGTCCATCTGCTGTAACACCGTCTGATGCTGAAGTACTGTCACCATAAATTTCAAGTACGCCGTCAACTGCTGCTGCACTTACTCCTGTTATGCCTGCACTGTTAATATTTCCTGCTAGTGCAGAAATAGTCGTGCCTGCTAGTGTTACAGTAGTCCCATTTATTTCAATTTCATCGCCGTTGTTCAAAACAGGATTTCGCTTCGTGCCTTTTACAGTTGGCCAGCTAGCTGCCCATTTATCACTACCAACACTTACCCATTCACCTGCATTTACTCCATTAGCATTACCAGTTGCTTTATAAAACAAACGGTTCATATCTGAAGTAACATCAATAGCGTATTCACCTACAGCTCCAACAGATGCTTTAGGTATGCTGCCATCTAAATCAGTAGATTCAGTAATTACTCTTATTGTTGCAGGAATAAAAGATTGTCCATTGGTTGTGGTTACTGCTTCTCCATTCCATTCTAGGATGCCAAAAGTTGTGTTTGCAGTGTCAAACCAATAAGCCCCGTCAGCAGGTTCTCCACCTGGTGCGGTTGCACTAGGAGCAAGTTCTGATAAATCAATATCTGCTCTGACTACGTAAGCACGGTTTGTTACGCCTAATAATGAATATGCCGTATTCAATCCATATTCATTTAATTCTCCTGCATGTATCATGTTGCCATTGTTATCTGACTCAAATACTGCATCTCCAAATAAATCGCCTAGTTCTCTTTGACTAGTGACTAAGTAAGCCTTACCAGCATTTGCTGCAAGTGTGGCTTGAGCAACACCACTACCAGACGCCTTTGTTTTGTTAGCTGATGTTGCAACAAATATAATCGGTACTGTAGCAGCTGCCCCTGGTGTGTAGAATGATTCGTCAATTACGTTGACTTCTACGCCTGGTGATACTAATGCCATTTTTTTTCTCCTGTTGGATAATGTTCTCTACTAGTATTTACCAATATAATCTAAAATCATACCTAATATCAACGAAAAAAAGGCACCAAAAAGGTGAGGTAAATACTGTATGAGGCCATTATGTACATGCGGACAACGTCCTGCTGCTATAAATTACAAAAAAGGAAACAGAACTTATTATCGTAAGCTCTGCGAAACATGTCTACGTAACGGTGCAGGACATGGTGTTCCTAAATGGAAACAAAGAGGTTATAAAAAGAAGGATGAATGTGAAAAGTGTGGTTTTAAATCGAAACACTCCGAACAATTTAACGTGTTTCATATAGACGGTGATTTGAACAACTGTCGACCTACAAATCTAAAAACTATTTGTGCTAACTGTCAGCGAATTCTGCAAAAAAATGGTGTCCGGTGGAGGCAGGGAGACTTAACCCCTGATTTTTAAAAATAGTACGCATAAGAATTGCTACGTTCTTTTCTAATCTTGCCAAGTCGCTATTATTGTCAATTGTATAATCACACATCCATTGTTCAATACTCATAGAACTAGGATCTTCTGTAGGCAAGTGATCTGTTCGATCCACCCAAATAGCATAATCAAATATTTCTTCATTTTGCATTGCAAAGAATTCTCGTTTATTACGTAATCCGCAATAAATGTTGTGTTCGGCAAACAAATTACGCCCTAAACGTGCTAGGTCATCTTTGCAGTAATCATGAATCATGTTGTACCATTCAGTACGATGATTATGACGATCTAAATAACATTCTTCCTCATTGGCATAACCGTACTTGTCTTTCAAATTCCTAAATATAAAAAGTTCTGAACAAAACTTTGAACTTGATTGAAATGTGTAGCCGTATTTTTCTAATAATTCACAAACAGTATCTTTGCCGTGACGGCCGTGTCCGACTACAAGTAATTTAGGTAACATTCAGTATCCTCTTTATATTATTGCTATATTATAATATATTTGTGTTTACGTGTCAAGTTTTTTTAAGACAAAAAACGCTCCTCCTGGTTCTAACAGTTGAAGTTTTTCTTGCATAGCGTGTTGTCTGACAGCCTTAACTATTTGTGGGAAACGTTTATGATTGAAGTCATCTCCGCAAACTATAGGAACATCTTTAAAAATTTGCAGCCAAGTGCTTACTGCTTCGTATGAATGATCATCATCAAGATAAACAAGATCAAAATCTTTAGTAAACATTTCACTGTTTATCCAATCTTTACCCTTCATATGCCATATTGTTTTGATAACGTTTTTATTTGGATGTTGTGATATTAACTGATCGAATATATCTCTATGAGATAAATTTTTTGTCTTTTTTGCAATTTTATTAACTTTCGACCATTTTCTTAGAAAATACTTTTTTCTTAAAGAAAAGTTGTCTAATATATTATATTCTGTACTAGAAGGTAAAACATCTAACCAAGCCCATGTGCTACGTCCCCAGCCACATCCAATTTCTAAAACTTTTGGATTTTTAGGTAAAAGATCTGCTATATTTTTATATTCTTTATGTTGGTCAGTGCTAGTCCAACCAGGTACTTCGTCTGCTGTTTTTATAATATCGAAAATACTCATTTCGTTATCCATACATTGTCTGGCCCTATATCATATTCAAAACCGCAATCTTTGATTGCATCTTGAACAGGAAACATATTGATATCATGCCCTGTCAAACCATTGGTTGTTTTCAATAGAGGAGCATATGCCTTTATATCTTTGACAACATTTTTATATGTATGACTTGCATCTATAAAGACAAAATCAAGTTGTTCTGTAATTTTGATAGATTGATTTTCGCTTAGGCCTTCTAAAACAATTAGTCGTTCGCCATATTTATTTTTTATATCTATGTTGTAGAATTGACTTATATCTTTATCGACACTATACATTTTTAAATTAGGATTATTATCTAACAAATAGAATAATGTGCGTCCAGTTCTTGTACCAACTTCTGCGCCTATTTTCCATTTGTTCTTTTTTACTAGATAATCTAAAAAACACTCGCGGCGATTTTCTCCTTGCCAAGGAATCGAAGTTTTACAATTGACATCTATTTTAATCTTATATTTCTTTGACATTAACCAATAAGGAATCCATAACCGGTGCCGCCTGGGACAGCTAGCGAAACTTCTGCTTCTAGCTTTTCCATTTCAGCCTGTGCCTCTGCCTTAAGGGTATCACCGTTGAGAGTACTTCCTCCTTGAGGTCCAGCAATAGTTGCAAATTTTGAACGTGCTTCACCTAGCATATATTTACAACCAGCAAGTGTATAATCTTTAATCCACTGCACAGCAAGATAATCATTTAATAATTCTGAGTCAGGTCTATAATTATAGCAATATAATAAAAGTTCTTCTTCTGCTCTAGGACGTTGTAGTAGTGTTAATTTTTTTTGGGTAGAATTCCAAGTAAATTCAATAAATGATCCAAACATACGTCCTACAAGTTCTTGGTGTTGCGAAAATAAATCGTATGTTGCTAGTCCGCCCATTTTAGAACTAGATAGTAAGTATGTATTAGTATAGGCTAAGTTGAATGGTTCAAACAAACTGCCGCCGTCACCACCGCCTGTTCTTGAGCCAATCGATCTACGAAATAGTTTTCTTACTTCAATAACTTCATTTGGCAATACGTATTCATTTTGATCTATTACGGTTGTTAAAAACATATAAGATTCTTCAACACTATTGTCTGAACGCTGTCTAAATCTAGTGAGTGCCTTAGTTAATGCTGTTTGATAATGTATAGGATCTAATTCAACATCTACCATACCACCGCCTAAAAAGGTGTTTACATAATCAAATATTTCTTGCTTTTGTGTTGCTAAATCTGCCATAGAAGTTCTCCGTATAGTATTTATCGCTAGCGATAAATATGTATATGCCAAGACTATCTTTATATAAACCAGAACGCGGCAATGATTATCATTTTTTGGACAAACAAATCCAAGAAATGTTTACTGTTGGCGGGACTGATATCAATATACACAAATATTTAGGTCCTAACAATCCCTCAGACGACGATCGTAGTGCTGTACAGCCAGAATATGATGCTGTTGCAGAAACTAATATACAAGATTTGTTATTCCTTGAAAATCGTGATAGAAAATACGATCCTGATATTTATAGTACTAGAGGCATATACAATGTGCAAGATATTGATTTTGATCTTAGTCAATTTGGATTGTTCCTCAGCAATGACACACTTTTTATGACTGTGCATATCAACAGCATAGTAAAAACGCTAGGCAGAAAACCTATTTCGGGTGATGTAATAGAACTTCCACATCTTAAAGACGAGTATGCACTAAATGATTACAGTGTTGCCCTTAAAAGATTTTATGTTATAGAAGATGTTAATAGAGCTGCTGAAGGGTTTAGTCAAACTTGGTACCCGCACCTTTATAGATTAAAATTAAAACAAATTTATGACGGACAAGAATATGCTGAGATACTTGACTTACCCGCAGAAGAAGGTTCAAACGAAACATTACGTGATATTCTAAGCACGTACGAAAAAGAAATGCAGATTAATAATGCAGTAGTAGCACAAGCAGAAGCAGATGCTCCAAAGTCAGGTTATGATATAAGTCATTATTATACTATTGCTACTAACGATGACGGCACTGTTGCACTTAGAACAGCAGACAATGAAGAATTGGATGCTTCTAATATTAATACAAATGCTGACGAAGTTACTGACAGACCAGACAGAGAAGGCTATACTGGCTATCTAGTAGGAACAGGGGATAGTGCCCCTAACGGTGCTCCGTTTGGTTTTGGTATTTCGTTTCCTATTGATAATCAAGAAGGTGATTACTTTTTGAGAACGGATTTCCTACCAAATAGAATGTTTAAATATGACGGTACTCGTTGGGTTAAGGTTAATGACGATATTAGAATGACACTAAGTAACACACTAGAACGTCAAACTTATAAAACAGAATTCATTAACAATACGAATACTAATGATATAGATGGAGAGATAGTTGAAGAAAGACAAAGTCTTTCTAAAGCACTTAAACCTCGAGCGGATAATACTTAATGCTACATTTTTACGACGGACAAATTAGAAGATATACTACTCAAATGATGCGCATATTGAGTAATTTTCCTGTAAAAGATGGTAAGGGAAACACTAAAGATGTTCCTGTTACTTATGGTGATCTAACTAGACAAGTAGCAAATATAATAAGAGAAAATTCAGAAAATAAGCTACCTAGTGCACCTAGAATAGCAGTATATGTTACAGGATTAGAATTAGATAGAGACAGGTTAACTGATGCTACTTATACTAGATCTGTCAACATTAGAGAAAGAGCATATGACGAAACCAACAAAGAATACCTAAATTATCAAGGTAAAAACTACACAGTCGAAAGATTGATACCTACGCCTTATATGATGCGTATAAATGCAGATATATGGGCATCAAA